GTCTCGGAGGCCCCGCTATCCCATGCGGACCACTGTGGGCCGAGATACGTGGCGTTGGCGTACATCGTGACGTCGTTGTAGAGCGTTGCCGCTGCCGTGTCCGTGCCGCCCGTGCTGTTGAGCATCGTCCAGACGAAGTCCGGGGCCAGAGTGTTGCCGCTGCCCGCGTTGAAGACGATCGCCGTGATGGTGGACGAGCGCTCGCTGTCCGCAGCGAACGAGGACACGAAGGCCGGGGAGTCGATACTGCTCCAGCCGCATTCGGCGGTGAGCACGTTGTTTGGGTTCGTGTTGATCAGTTTCGTCCCGCTGCCCGTGACAACGATCGTGAACTTGCGGCTCGAGGTGTTGTATTCCACCGCGTAGGCGTTTGACGCCGACGGCGCATTGTTCATCGCAACCTGGATCGCCGCCGCGAGTCCGGCTGCCGTGTATGTGCCGGTCGCCACGGTGCCAGTCCGCACGCCCGCGCCCTCGTTGAAGTAGACCCCGATCCCCGTCTTCGTGCTCACCTCGAACGAGCCGCCGAGGCCACCGTGCTGCCCCTCGAACTGCTCCCACACCTTGCCCGGCAGCGGGTGAGAGACGTTCGACGCCGGCAGGTTGACGTTCTGCCCGCTGAAGTGGGTGATGGAGGTCCCGGAGGCCCCAAACAGGTCAGTGAGGAACAGGGCACAACGGGCCATCAGCCGACCTCCATCCGGGTGTTCCGCCGGAAGTCGTGGCCGTCCTCGAGGTCTGCGGTCATCGGACCGGACAGGCCACGAGACACGCGCCGGCCGTCAAGCTCGGCGACCACGACGATAGGCCCACCGTTCGCGCCGCCCTGAGCGGCCATCTCCATCTGACGCCGCTGGAGGGCCAGCATCCGGCTTATCTCCGCGGTCCCGACCGGGTCGATGACGGCCTCGCCGGGGCTGATGGCGATGGCGGTGTGACCGCTGAGGCCAGCGTCCCTCAGAGCGCCAGGGGCCAGGCCGGCGTCTGCGAGGCCCTGAATGGTGGTGCCGACGATGGTCCCGATCTGCGAAGCGCCGACGGCGCCTGCGCTCACGGCCAGGGCTGCGCCGAGCGGGTACGGCTGGACGGCAAGGGCGTTGGTGATGGACTGTGCGGTGTTCACGATGGCGTTCGCCAGCGCTGCGGCCTTGCCTGCGACGAACAGAGCCTTGGCCGCCTTCCGGCCCGCTGCGGTCTGCCCGAAGTAGGAGTCTTCGACAGCGGTCTGGGCGAGGTTGGCGAACGTCTCCACCGACGAGAGCACGTCCTTGACCGCGTCGACCTGGGCCGTCTTGGTCGCCTGGAATATTGCAGCCTCCGCCGCCGCGCGCTGCTTTGACTCCTCTAGAGCCTTGTCTCTCATCGCCTTCAGGTTCGCCTGCGCATCCCGCTCCCAGTACAGGCGATCGGCGAGGCCCTCGATCGCGGCCTGAGTTTGCAGGCGCTCCCCCTCCTGCGTGATGGCGACCATGTCGATAGCGACCGCGCGGTGCTCTTCGACAGCTTCGGCCTTCTTGCCGCCACCTCCGGGCGCACCGCCGCTCCGCCTGCCGCCCGTCCGTCTCGTGCCGCGTGGCTTCGACGCAGGGGCACCGACGCCGCGGATGGCCTTGAGCGTGTCCAGCGCCCTCTTGGTGCTGCCGAACCCGCGCCCGGTGAGCATGTCCCCGATCATCTCGAGAGCCGGGCGGAGGTCGTCAACGATGCCCGCCCCGACCGACTGGACGACCGAGGCCAGATCCTTCAGTTCGGGGATCAGGACCTCGGCTGTGAAGTCCACGAAGTCGGTCAGCCCGGGGATGACATGCTCGGCGATGCTCGCCTTGAGGCCGAGGAACGCGAAGTCCAGATCCGCCATCGAGTCTTGGAACCGCTCGGAGTCGGCCAGCAACTCGCCCGACAGGATGCCGCCGAGGTCCTCAAGTTCCGTCGCGAATTCGTCCAGCCCGGCAGAGCCGCCGAGCAGCACGTTCGTCAGGTCGGCGCCAGAGCGCCCCAGCACCGTCATCAGTTCGGCCGTCGTCTGGGTGTTGACCCCGACGGTTTGGATCCGGTCGGCGATGTCCCGGAACACGTCCTCAGAGTCACGGAGGTTGCCGTCCGCGTCCTCGATGGCGATCCCCATGCCAACGAACGTGTCGCGCGTGAGCTTGCTGCCGTTCTGGGCGTCGAACATCGAGCGGGACAACCGCTTGAGGCCGTTCGTGACGGACGACATGGCAACGCCGGAGCGCTCGGCGGCGAACCGCAGCACCTGGAATTGCTCGGCAGACACGCCGACGATCCGCGCCGTCTTCGCGATCTCGTCGCCGAGGCTCGCCACGCTGGCCGCGGACTTGAGTACGGCAATGCCTGTCGCGGCGGCGGCTACCCCGATCGCGGCGATGCCAGCAGCCACGGCAGCGAACTGCGTGACGGGGTTCTTCATCGCCTTGTCAAGCTTGCCGAAGACCCCGCCGAGGTCCTTGAGTTCGCCCTTCGCCTGCTTCGCGTCGGCCTTGACGCGGATGGCTACGACGTCAGCCACGGCTCACCCCTTCGCCTTCGCGTGCTGCGCCTCCTGTAGCGCCGCCTGGATGACGGCCAGCTCCTCGTCCAGCACCCCGAAGGCGTCGAACAGCCAAGCTGGCTGCTCGCTGACGTGCCCCGGAGCCGGCAGGCCGTTGCCCCTGCGCGCGTCCACCCACCGACGAACGGCCAGCCCGATCCGGCTCGGCGCCCTCTCCGGGCACGTACAGCCGCGACGGTCCGCGACCCGGAACCCCTGCGGCCGGTGCTTCGGCGACGGCACGGTTACGGGCGTCCAAGGCTTCTCGTCGTCGCTCCTGCACCGCTTCCCTTTCTCGCACCAGGACGCCCACAACTTGCAGCGGCCGTCCCAGCCGTTCTTCGTCCCGCGGCCCTGCTCGCGGATGGCCGCTCTCTCGTCGTCGCTCCACTCGTAGTCTGGAACGTCGCTGTAGTGCAGGGCTACTCGGAGTTTTTTCTGTCGTCCTCCGTCATCGTCCCGCCCTTGACTATCGCGCTGAACACCTCTTCACCGAGGCGCGGGTACTCAGCCAGCAGGGCCAGTACATCGGGCAGGGCCATCTCGTTGCCGTCGTTCGTCAGGTTCTCGAAGCCGACCACATGCACCCCGAGGACAAGCGCGACGAACTCGTCATTCCGCTCGGCGTTCGCGCGGGTCGCGGCAGCCTTCTCGCCTGGGCTCGCGTCCTCGGCCGCCCGGTGCTCCTCGATCTCCGCGTGGACCTCCATCGACTGGAGCTGGTACTCACGCACCATCGGCTTGAGCGAGAGGGTGAACGGCTCCGGGTCTTCGTGGTTCCCTGCGAACCTGGGTGTGTACTTCGTTGGCCTCGTCAGTGTGCTCACGTCCATGGGTCTGCGCTCCCTGGGGTGTGTGTGGGTGTCCGGTCAGCCGGACGCAATGAAAAGCTCGTCCTCGCCGAGCAGGCCGACGGCCTCCCCCGAGAAGGTCAGGCGCTGGTCGGAGTCGTCATAGGCGAAGTCAGGCACCTCGAGATACGTGTTGGGCGTCGTGATCGCCACGATCGAGCCCGTCGTGTCGCCCTGCTGCTCGAAGAACTCGGCGGCCGTGCGCGCCTTCGCGTCGAAGACCCTCAGCATGTGCGAGGCGTTCTCGCTCCACGCCTCGGCCGAGTTCGTCACCGTGCGGCGCCCGAGGACGTAGTCGAAGAACGTGAAGGCCGCGCCGTGAACGTTCTCTCGCGGGATGATCCCCGGGTCGACGTCGAGGGTGAAGTTTTCGATCCGCGTCAGCTCGGAGGCCATGTAGCACATGCCTCCGGTGGCCGGGATGGGCGAGCCGGCGTAGGTGCCTGTCGGCTGATATGGCTCGACGGTGCAACCGGCGGCGTGGGTCTGCCCTGAGCCCGACGGCGAGCCGCGCACTATGGTGTACGACGTGCCCGCCTTGGCCGTGACCCGCACGAACTCCTCGACAGCGAGGCCAGCGGAGAGCGTCAGGTAATACGGGTTCGCGGCGCTGACGTCGTCAGGGACGAGCCCGGCGTTCGACACGACCATCGTGGTCACGGAGTTGTTGCCGCCCGCGGGCCAGGTGCCCGTGAACAGCAGCCGCGACTCCTGCGCGGTGCCCGAGACGGTCATTCGGATCGAGCCGTTGCCGCCGCCCGCGATACTCCACGAGGTAGCGACAGCGCCGGTCACGCGCCACAGGTTGGCGTTGTTCGCGAACCAGAGCGTACAGCCCTTCGGCGTGACGTCCGAGGAGTCGTTGGGGTGATAGCTCGGCGCGCTGTAGACCACATCCGCGGCGCTCGGAGCGGCCGACAGCGGCGGGCTCACGGTCAAGATGTCGGGGTCGCCCGAGACGTCGATGACGGTCACGCGCCGGGTCTCGCCGTTGACGGTGATGTGCGACTTCAGGGCCGTGAAGTTGACGCCGTCGCCGTTGGTGACGTCCACGGTCGTTGCCGTGCTGGATGCACCAGAGACGGCCGTGTTCGCCACCGCGGCCTGCTGCTGCATGCCGAGCAGGTTGACCATCACGTCGTGCCAGTCCGGGTCGGTCGACGCCGTCCCGGGCGTGTACAGCTCACATTCGAAGGTCCACTCAGTCGTGCTCTTGAGGGCGATGGAGCCGATCTGGCTCGCCGTCCCGAAGGCATCGTCCCGCGCCTGCCGCGGGCTCTTGGCGGTGACGCTGGACGAGATGATCCGCAGCGCCGAGACCGCCAGCGGGTACTGAGTGACGGGCGTGCCGAATGTCGTCTCAGCCTCGACAAATAGCACCCGGCTATTGGGGGCGCCTCGTGTGGGTCCGCTCATGGTGTGCTCCTTCGGGCGTTAGCCCGGGTAATCCTCGATGCTCTCGACCGTCAACCCGAAGGCCAGCACGAGGTTCGCATCGTTGAAGTCGTCATCGACGCCGACGTCCACGCGGTCGATGGTCGCGCGGTTAATTCGCCCGACCGACGTGCCCGTGCCGTTGTTCAGGGTGTACCCCTTCGCGCCGGCAGACGTGCCACGCAGGAACATATCCATCACTACGGCCACGTAGTCGAGCGCCCGCAACTGCACGGCCTGCTCGTTGCCGGCGAGGTTTCCGTCGAGGATCATCAGGTACAGCGTGAAGTGGTGCGGCAGGATCCGCGAGTTGTTCAGCGTCTCGCCGTCGGTCGAGTCCCAGACGATCGACATCGTTGGCGACTGCTGCGGCTCCTGGCTGCCGAGGTAGTAGCCCTTGTTATACGCCACGATCGTCGGCAGCTCGGAGGCCGACATGCCCTCCTGGATGACATACGACTCGATCTCGACATTCAGCGAGCGCTTCTCCCCGCTGTTCGTCGTCAGGAACGAGTGGATCGCGTCGAGCACGAGGCGCGGGCCGATGACAGGCATCAGACGGTCTTCGCGCGGGCGAGGCGCTCAAGGGATGCGGTGCGCTTCTCGACGTCCAGCACCCCAGCGTGCGACCCGAGAGCGGCCTTGCGGTGCTCGACCACGATCCGCTGGAGCATCTGGGATATCACGAAGGTAAGGCCGCTCTTGTTCCGCAGGTTGCGCGAGAACTTGATCGGCGGGCGGGCCGGCAGGTGCCGGCTCGGGACCCCCGTCTGGTGGTACTTGCCATAGGCCGCCGAGGGCCCCTTGATCCCGACCTCGAGCGAGTCCTTTGTCCGCTTGACGCGCGACCCAGAGCCGGAGCCTGTCAGCGCATCCCGCAGCGCAGACGTGCGGACCAGCAGGCCCCGGCCTGGGAAGTCGCGAGCCTTGCGGGCCCGGTAGGCCGGGGACAGCCGCACCCAGCGCCGCCGATCTCCAGTGCCGGCCCCGCGGGTGCGGAATGTGCGCGAGTTGTGACGGTGGATCAGGTCGGTCGCGTGCGGCCACGCCTCGGAGAAGTCGGGCACGAGGTTCGCCCATCGCTCCATGCCGGCAGCAAGCTCGGCGCCGCTCGGGTCCATCACGATCGACGGGCCGGCGTCCACGCGCCCGCCGAACGAGCGCCGAAGGCCGGCTGTGCGTGGGCCAGGCGCGAACGCCATCAGAGGGCCTCGCCGTCGTAGATGGTCGCCGGGGGCACATAGGGCCGGTCCTGGCCGAAGGTGTCATTCCAGTCCGGGTCTTTGCCGTCGCTCCAGTCGGACGAGGCCCAGCCGCTCACCGGCAGGCTGTCAGCGGCGCCGTCCGCGATGAGCGCCTCCCGCAGCCCGCGGTCGGTCTTCAGCTCGCCGAGCATCGCCATGGCGGCGTCGATGAGCCGCTTTGCTGTCGTGTCTCCACTGCCGGCAGCGCGCGAGCCCTGAGCCCGGACGCCGACGCTGCCCTTGGCCTCGAGCAGACGCCCCGACGTGAGTAGGGACTCGCACTCCGCGGCCCATCCGGCGCCCGCGCTGGCTGCCGTGAACGAGGAGGAGACGCCTGCGCGCTTGAGGCAGACCCGAATGTAGTCGTAGGCCCGCGCCCAGATAAAGGCGCCCTGCGTCGCCGTGGGCGTCGTAGCGGGCGAGTCCGAGAGCGTGCCCAGCTGCGGGGCGTGGCTCTGCGCGATGGCGATGGTGGCGTTAAAGGCCATCAGGCCCCTCGCTTCGGCGCCTTGCGCTTCTTCGGCTTGGGCGGCTCCTCCACAGGAGAGGCCCGCCGCCTCGCGATGAGGTGAGCGGCGTCCGCAGGGTCCGCCAG